TCGCTTTCGCGATTAGACTACTAGGTGTTCCCCACACCCGTGGGGATGAACCGCCGATAGGAAAATTAACTAACAACGAGGTAAAGTGTTCCCCACACCCGTGGGGATGAACCGTAGGGATTCAAAACATAGGCCGATATAACTAAGTGTTCCCCACACCCGTGGGGACGAACCGCTGGAAACAGAAATCCATGCAGAAAATTTAAAGTGTTCCCCACACTCGTGGGGATGAACCGGTATTAGCAATATTACTAATCCCATCAAAAACGTGTTCCCCACACCCGTGGGGATGAACCAAATACAACGATTATCGGCTTAAGTGCAATATGTATTTGTGGTATAAAAATATACCAGACAAGTGAAAAACCATTAAAAATAAGTTGATAAAGAACGTTAGAGTATTTCTTGACTATCTCATTTAATGGGCATAATATCGAATACAAGGTTTCAGTAGTAATAGCAGTTTTCTGTTGTTACTTTTTAAGAAAAATGGATGCCTGATAAATTGAGTGGTTTGTAATTATTTGCTTTATCAATTGGAGATTTCATGGCTAACTATAGTGCAATCTATGGTTTACTCTCAGCATTGGAGAATCATCTACGGCGTTGTCTTGATGATGCCAGTGGGGATACTCTTTTGGATGGTGCGGGTGTCGTTATCTTAGGTAGTGATGATATTAAAGGAGAGCCAGGTACTCACTCAGTTGGTATTTATCTTCATCGTATTTCTATTGACCCTCATGGTCGTGGTCGTTATATCCCTTCTACTAGTGCAACAGGTATTGCTAAACCAGAACTCCCCGTGAACTTACATATACTAATTATTGGCTGGGCTTCCTCTGCTATTGGCGAGGTAGACTTGCTCGCTTGGGCTATGCAGCAAATCGGAGGAGGTCTTGAGTTAGATAGTGCCAGTTTGGTTGAGCGTGATAGTAGTTGGGGTGAAAACAATGTAGTCCAGGTTATACCAGAGGATATGAGCTCTGAAGATTTAATGCGGCTTTGGGAGAACCTGCCGCGTAATTATATGCTTTCTAGTCCCTATATTATTAAAACGGCTAGATTGGAAGCGCCAGACTGGTCAGAAAATCATCCACGTATTGGATCTATTGTTATGCCAATGGGTGAGGGTGGTTCATCATGAGTTTCCCTTATGAGATTAATCGATTTGAAACACTTGCTCAGCATGCCAGCGATTTGGTTCATTGGGTGGAAGGAAGTGGACCAATACTACAACAATCAAGGGTTATTGCTAATGGCTTTGCCAATAGTCTAAATATTAGCTTGATTGATGCACCCTCGAAACTTGAGCAAGAAAATATTTTAGCTGTAGATAGAACTCCTTCAGACCTTTCATTGACTCATAAGCCGGGGGTTACTGTGTTGTGGCGACGAACAGCAGCAAATAACCTGAGTATGAAGAATGTACAAGGTAAGTCGGATGCTGAAACACTACTTAATCGACCGATTGAAGAGAGTTATAAAGTCAGTGGTTTTATTTTTGATAAACAATTCCATATCAACCCCAGAGAGTTCCATCTAACTAATGTAGGTAATTTTGTTGATGTAAAAGATGCTTCAGCAAAAGGCCATGAGGTGAAGTTATACCGTTCTGTTCTAGGGTCAAAAATGGGAAGTTTAGGTGGTTTGGAAGGATGCCTTCAATGGAATGATGGCAAAGTCGCTTCTTGGGCAATAATTACTTGTGAAGTAACTTTAAAACATACCACAGGTACTCGCAGTTATAGTGCCCAGGCAGATATTCATGGTGATTTTAGGTTGGTTTTTTCTGCATTACCTTTCCCAAAAAAAGAAGGTGAGATTCGCCCCCCTTATCGTTGTAAATTATCTATTTCTGCATTGCAGTCAGCAAGCGGAGAGCAATGGCATCAACCTGATGATTTTGTCAGTGTTGAAATAAAAGAAATTGATGATAATGCATTTAAGGACAGCATTGATTTTGACTTTAAAACAGGGACGAGCCAACGGTTAACAAGTTCTAATTCGGATGCATTTTTGATTATTAAATAAACTTAATAGGAGCATATAGTCATGCCAGAGTATTTAGCACCAGGAGTCTTTGTTGAAGAAACGAGCTATCGCTCAAAATCTATACAAGGCGTAGGTACCAGTGTTGCTGGTATTGTTGGCCCTACACGACAAGGGCCGTTACGAGGGACGCCCGAGGTATTGACTAGCTATGGAGAGTTTTCTCGCGTGTATGGTGATGCTAATCTATTAACTTTTGGTAGCGCAACTGTACTGAATTATACAGCGCTTGCTGCTAAAGCTTTTTTTGATAATGGAGGTAAGCAGCTTTATGTTGCTCGGGTAGCTAAAGACGTTAATCTTGCGGCTAGGAATAATGTAGGTAGCACTGCAACAGTAGCTTCAAGGACAGAGGCGGATACGGATAGCAAGCTAACTTTTACAAGTCGATTTCCTGGAGCCATGGGGCGATACACACTGGAACTTCGATGGCGTGAGAGTGAAAATATTCTCAGTCTTGAAAGTACCACAGAGCCTAAAGAAAATGAACTGTTATTCCTTAGTGCAATATATACCACAGAAACTGAGTTACCTGATGCTGCTAGTTTTGATGCTAACGTTAATGAAATGCCTATAACGATTAAGGCTGTAGTACAAAATGTGGCGGGTGTATTAACTATTCAGAATAGTACGGTGCTGGATAATAATGATGCCAGTTTTTCAGATTTTGGCCCGGCAGTTAATCTTGCAGAGTTACCGTCGGGTGCTACTCTATCAAGGGCTACTATCAAAACACCAGGTAGTGGCGTAATTACCGATGGAACACATGCACATATTAGCTTAAGTGCTACAAGCGATATATCTGCGTATTCAGGTATAACTCATTGGGGCGATTCAACCACTTTGTCTGGAACCTTTGATAGGGATGAGAATGGCAACGCTTTAATTAAATTAGAATCAGCACTAAATGAAGGGGTGAGCAGTGATGTCAATCTGCCTATTGTTGCATTAGCTGGTGTCTCTGAAGCTGTCACGTCAATTATTGTACAACGCAATTTTGATCTGGATGTGCGAGTAGGAGGTATAAATGGTGAAATCATTTATAGTATTGGGGATATATCAACTTCACCTACGGGTGACAATACATTAGCTAAACGCCTACTTGCTGAACCAAGTGGTTCTGATGCAAAAAGGACTCAGCCTATATCAGTTACTATCGCCAATATCTCCAACGATGATGATGTATTTAATGCCTTGTATTCACTGTTTGACCCTGATGCGATAGAAGGTAAATATTCACCTATAAATGAACCTCGCTATATTGTTCAGATGAATGAAAAGGCATTGGATGGTACAACTGATGTTTCTGGAGCTTTCTCGGGTGGTATTGATGGTGATACGCCTGTGGCTGCAGATTATCGAGGTGAAGTTGATGAGGTAAAAGGGAATACAGGCTTAGCCTCATTTGAACAAATAGAAGATATTTCAATCATAATTACGCCAGCAGCGGCCGCACATACAACAACACATCAAGCTGTAGTAGCTGAAGTTCAAGCACATTGCCGCAAAATGCGATATAGAATCGGTGTTGTTGATAGTCAGCAAGATATGGCTATTGCAGATGTTAGAGCCTTTGCATCTAATTTCGATGACTCTCGATTAGCCTTGTATTACCCTTGGGTGGTTATGTCTGATCCTACGGGGGCTAGTAATGAAATCACCGTTCCACCAGGTGGGTTTATTGCAGGTGTGTATGCAAATACCGATGTGATCCGTGGTGTACATAAGTCACCTGCGAACGAAATTGTGGTTGGGGCTTTGAGGTTTGCTCAAGAGATCAATCAATTTCAACAAGAGCTATTGAACCCTAATGGTATAAACTGCCTTCGCTCTTTTTCAGGACGTGGTCATAGGGTATGGGGTGGACGCACTTTAGCCAGTGATCCCGAATGGAAATATGTCAATGTTCGACGCTTTTTCCTCTACCTTGAACGCTCTATTGAGAAATCAACCCAATGGGTGGTATTTGAACCAAATGGTGATTTACTCTGGCGTAATGTACGCAACACTATAGAAAACTTTTTGTATAACGAATGGTTTAATGGAAGGTTGTTGGGGAGTAAAGCTAGTGAAGCCTATTTTGTACGATGTGATCGAAGCACTATGACACAAGCAGATCTTGATGAGGGCCGGCTAGTCTGTGAAATTGGTGTTGCTGCCTTAAAACCAGCAGAATTCGTAATTTTCCGTATTGGTCAAAAGACCGCAGATTAATCTAATTATTGAGGATATAGAAAATGCCTATACTTCGTGAAACACCCTACTCAGCTTTTAACTTTCTAGTTTCTGTGGGCGAAAGTTCTGGTAAAGAATTTCAAGCAGGTTTTGCTGAGGTCTCTGGTTTAAGTTCCGAGATCACCTTAGCGGAATACCGCAACGGCAATGAAAATACTAATTATTTACGCAAAATACCTGGAATACATAAAACAGGTGATGTCACTTTAAAACGAGGTGTTATTGGCGCAACTAATTTATGGTCATGGCTTAATGAATTACGTGAAGGAAAAGTAGATAGTGGCAAAAGGACGGTTATTGTGCAATTGCAAAGTGAAGACCGCTCTGAAATAGTGGTTTCCTGGAAACTGATTAATGCTTTTCCTTCCAAATGGACAGGGCCTACTTTGGCTGCAAAAGGGGGCGGTGATGTAGCGATGGAAGAACTGGTACTCGCTGTCGAAAACATTGAGATGGATGAGCAGTAGGTTTAACTATTATGTATCTCGCTGATCAACGTGTATTTGCTCAAGCAAGAGCTTCAGTCCAGCAGACCGCTGAATTTGAAGTGGTTATGCTTGGGCACTGTGGTGGCAAGGCAGATCTAAGCCAGTTACACACAAATACATTGGCTGAAATTAGTGCTTTGGGTTTGGTTGAGCAAGCAGAAGCATTAAAACGCATTCAAAAGGGTGAGGTAGAAGCCACAGAACAGCAACAATATCTCTATGATATTCCTATTCCCATAGTGAGCCTGGCAGATTTTCAAGTCTTGTTTCCACAAGCTGGGCGCTGGAAAGCCGCTTATAAAAGTGAATTGGCTGCCGATTATTTTTGGTCCCCAAATGCGATTGCAGACTTTTTTAATGAAACTAATCCCTTGGCGACAGGAATAAAAAAACTGTGGTTTATTCGCGTGGCAGAAGCTAAAGGGCAGAATGGTTTTTTACCCGAAGTACTTTGTAATCTGACTGACTTTTCATCATTAAAGGGATTACATTTAGCACTATTACCCCCGAATGCAGGGTTAATCGTTATGCCCGATTTAGAACGCATACAAATCCCGCAGCAGTTGGAAGGTATCCCCAGAGTCAGACTAGAAAACCCAGAACCTGCATTTTTACCATGCAGTCAAAAACAGCCTATGGATGATGGTCATCGAGAACGTCGAAATAATGATGAAATGTTGATGACAATAACGCCATGGGAGACTAAAAAAATCATTGCCAATATTATGGAGCCTATACATAGATATAGACCTGATATGCAATGTTTATGGACCTTGGGTTTGCAATATCAAGCTAGCCGAGGGGCTCCAAGTATTTCAACAGATGCTTTAAAAGACTTAAAAACACTACGTACTGATAGCCGATACAGTCAAGGTTTGCATCGTATTCAGTTTATTTTTCCTTATTTACGAACAGATGAGCTGCTTTATAGTGCAAGTGGATTATTGGCAGGACAAATTACTAGTCAAACAGAAAGGCTAGGTGCTTGGCGATCTATTGCAGGTATTGCTTTAGCCGATAATTGCTTACCCTTTCCTGTTATTGACCATCGGGCTGCTGCACAATTACGAGAAACACATGGTTTAGGTATATTGGTTTACCAAGGTGGACGGACATATTTAGATGATGAACGACTAGCTAGTCCGTATAGTCCAAAATTTGGTCAAGCGGTTGCAGATGATTCAGCACAACGTTCAGGTGAATTTGTGCGGTTTATGGGTTTTTTACAACGACAATTATTACGTCTGGGGGAACGCATTTTATTTAGCCTTGACCCGTTAGACCCCCGACCTAAATTATTACTGGAACAATTTTTTAATCGCTTACATGAATTGGGAGCATTAAGGGGAGGCGTTGCAGGGCAAGCTTATAGTATTGAGCAAGTGGCGAGTGAAGAGAATGTATTGAAATATGAAATACAAATTGCACCAGCTTTCTCAATCGATCGTATTAGATTAAGTTTTAGTCATCAACAAGGTGAAAATAACTTATCGCTGAATTGGGAGGGATTCTAATGCAAGAATTTATTGCCCATAGATTTCAAGTTAATCTCTATTCAGATGAAAAAATGGCAGAGCTTGTTTGTGGCGGGGCTTTTAGTGAAGTGAGTGGACTAGAAGTCAGTATGAGTCCTGTAAAAATTAAAGAAGGGGGACGTAATTGGGGTGAGGTTCAACTGGCAGGTATTACAACATTTCCTCCTATTGTCTTAAAGCGAGGGATGACAGAGGTAGATGATTTATGGAAATGGTTTGAATTTACCACTCAGCAGGCTAATTATGGTTATCGCCTACAAGGCGAGATTAATGTATTAGCACCTGATGATATCACTAAAGTGCTACAACGCTGGACGATAAGAAATGTGATGGCGACAAAGTTTAAAGGTCCTGATCTTTCATCGAGTGCCAGTTCAGTTGCTATTGAAGAATTGCATTTAGTGCATGACAGTTTGGTATTAACTCGTCCTGATTCAGTAAAAGATAAGGAGCTTATTAATGGCTGAAATCAATAATGTACCTGCTTTAGCTAAAGCTAAATTGATACCTTTAAATGGAGATGGTTCAGAAAGTGATGAAATGAGTCATATTAATGTGCAGTTTAATCCTTCCTCGTTAAAAGTTGCTTTGGCCAATACGCTTGAAGCGAATAGTAATGGTGGTGGCAATGGTTCTGCTGCTCAGTTTATAGATAAATCCTCATCATCTCTTGCAATTGAATTGATGTTTGATACTACAGTAAAGTCTGAAGGTGTCGCTGCTAATAGTGATGTGCGCTTACAAACGCAAAAAATTGCAGAAGCTTTTATGAAGCCCATTGAAGGCAGTGATAATAAATTATTAGCTCCTGCACGTTGTCGGTTTCAATGGGGGGCGTTTAAATTTATTGGTATGGTGGGCACTTATAATGAAACCTTGGACTTTTTTTCTCCAGAAGGTATTCCGCTTAGAGCCAAGCTAGGGCTTTCAGTTAAAGAAGATAAATATCAATTTGAGCGAGATGCAACTGTACAAGCTACGCGGGGAGCTTTACCTCATTTTGTTAGTAATGCTAAAAAACAGCAGACAACAGAAAACCAGACACTGTTAGAAACATTAAAAAAACAAAAAAAAGACCCTGCAAATTTTCGTAGCTCTGCCATGAGTAATGGAGTAGAAAATGTACGTCAGTTAAAGGGTCAATCATTACAAATAGCAAAAAATGACCCCCCTGTTTCTGAGGTTAGGCAAATGGATGGAACTACAGCAAGCGCAGGATTTAAGCAGGGTCAGTCAGATACAGTAGGTAGTCGTATTCCTGGTGCTTTTAGTCAAACGACTAAAACTCGGAGAAAACTTTCGTCTGATAATAGTCAACAAAGCGCACAAGATAAACAACGTTTAAATAATATACGCAATGCTAGACAGGATATAAGGGATAACTAATGCCAGTTATTATTAACCAGCTTGATGCAGAAGTAACCGAGCCAGCTGAAATAAAGCCTGAAACCGTCATGGAAACAGCTACGGGTAACGCGGATATGGCGCAGAGCATCAGTCAGCAGTTAGAGCTTATGACTGAACGTGCTGAACGTTTACAGGTAGATTAAAATGGCTACTGCACCTGTTATCAATGCTCGTCCACGCATTACTGTTAACGGTAATCGGCGTACTGATTTGGATGAGGCAGTATTACAGCTGAGCATTCAGCTTCCTTTAGCAGGACAAAGCAGTGCAGAACTTAATCTGCAAAACTGGGGGCCAGCAGACTCGGGTAATGGAGAACCTAGTTTTAGATTTAACGAACTGGCTTTTGGTGATGAGTTAGAAATTCAGTTAAGTGAAGAAAGTGATGAGGTTATCTTTATTGGGCAGATTACAGCTATAGAAGAGCGTTATGGTGATGGTGCGCCACATCTTATTGTTCTTGCCGAAGATGCTTTACATAGGTTGGCCAGGCAACGTCATAGTCGTAGTTTTGAAGATATGAGCCTAGCGGAATTGGTAGAGGAAATTACCGCAGAAGCAGGTTTAAATAGTGATATTAATATTGCTGAGGTGAGTGGCCAATGGCTACAGCTTAATGAGAGCAATCTGGCTTTATTGCAACGCTTATTAACCCCTATTGCTATTTGGCCAAGGTTAGAAAATGGCGTTTTAAGGGCAAAACCAGAAGAAACAGGGGCAGATCCTATTATTATTGATACTCAAGACAATGGCTTGAAAATGCGCATTATTGCAGATTTAAATCATCAGCCAACTGAGGTTAACGTACTTGCTTATGATACGTCAGCAGATGAAATGGTTGAGGCAAATAGTAGTGAGGCAGGTGGCAATATATCAGGTAATACGGCAATGGATGAATTACAACAACTAGGTTGGGAAGGGGAATCGCTTTATCCACAACCTTTTGCCTATAATCAGGCCTATGCTGATCTTTTAGCTGCAGGGCGATTTAAATTTCAGGCTTGGCGATTTTTACATGGCGATGTGTTATGTAAAGGCAACCCTGAATTAAGAAGTGGTAAGTTTTTAGAATTACGAGGGGTTTCAGAACGCTTGGCAGGTAATTATCGTATAACGCATTGTAGTCATCATTTTAATAATGATAATGGCTATCAAACACGAATGAAGGTTAATCGAGCAGACTGGGGGAACGAATGAATATTCCTCATTCACTGGGCCAATTAAATAGTTTACATCTAGCTAAGGTTATTGATAATGAAGACCCGGAGGGTAGGGGGCGCATTCAGATACAGTTGCAGTCAGTTGATATGCAGTTTTGGGCCTCAGTGATGACGGCCTCCGCAGGGCAAGGTTATGGTATCTCTTTTCTACCAAAATTAGATGAAATAGTGATATTGGCTTTTCTGAGTCCCGAGATGCCTGTTGTTTTAGGCGCATTATGGTCGGGTGCTAGTTCACAGCCAGAAGACAGTGAACCTGTAGAGCAGCGTTATGCGGTGCAAACACCATCTGGATTACAGCTAACGTTTGATGATGAGAATGGCCCCAATATAGAAGCCAAAACTCCCAATGGTTATCGGATACAGATAACGGATGAAGGCGGCGGCGAGATTAATATTGAAAAAGGCAGTGAGACGATCAAACTTTCAAGTAGTGGAATTGAAATAAAAGCCAGTAGTAAAGTTAAAGTAGAAGCAGCCCAGGTTGATGTACAGGCTGGCATGGTAAAAGTAGATGCAGGGATGAGTCAGTTTTCTGGTGTTGTTAAATGCGACACTTTAATTGCTAATGCCGTTATTTCCACCAGTTACACACCAGGAGCTGGCAATATTTGGTAAAAATTGCCTGAAAATACACTATGAAAAAACAAAAATACAGCCCTCAATTATCTAAGCCCTATTATAGTGATAATCGCCAAGGTGGTGCTGTGCTTCATCGTTATTTAGATGATCAGTTTCTAACTCGATTCACCCATCAGGCACAAGCGAATCTATTAGGTCAGGATAAGCAAAACTGGTTAGATGATGACCGATTTGATAATAAAGATAATCCCTGTTTACGCTTACCTATTCATCGTACTTTTTATATTGTCAGCTGCGAAGCTTTTTGTAATGCACCAGGGCAACCAGCCTTTGAACCCAGCCGCATTGAATCTGCTGGTTTTGTTATTCGTCAGCAAGATAGTGAGGGACAAGAGTTACGCTGGATGCTTAAAGACGGTATTGATACAGGTTGGGATGTTGCACAAAATATAGCGATTGATGAGCCAGATGAATATCGTTATTTATTAGATAAAGGCTATACCGCTGTCCGTACGCCAGAGCCCGCTTATTCTGGTGAACAAACTTATCCATTAAGCCCTATACAAGTAAAAGCTGATTCACGGCAACATACTTTATTGTATGGTTTTTTGCCTTTAGCAGGCCAGAGTTATCCTTCGGTTACCGACGTAGCTAAGCCTAATTTAAGCGATATGATGCAAGAGTTAACTTGGCCTTTAGGTTCATTTGTAGAACCTTTAAGGTCAGGTGACCCAGCTCCCATTCCGCGTTGGATAGAAAATACACAGCAACACAGTGGGCACCTGATTCAAAATGGTGAAATTCAACAAGCGGCGGCAGAGTTGTTGGTCATGTTGTTTGAACGGTTTCATCTGTTTGAACAACAAAATACTGAAAACTTCGAAATTATTGCTTTACTTAGTCAAATCAGACTGCATTGGGGGCGAGGTCATGGAAATGGCAGAGATAAAAGGCCTAGTGATTATCGACAAAGACATAATGCGTATCAATACTTAAGAAGATACCAAGAAACAATTAAAAACTGGTTAGATGAATATCATATAAGCAATGAGGATGCGGCTTTAACGAATGCTAAAAGTAAATTAGCAAACAATTTACAGCTTTTTATTAGCGAAGAGAATGCCAGTGATTTAAAACTAATACTGGCTCGTCGTTCCTTAGGTATTGTTGAATTGGCTCTCAGTGATCTTCCCGAGCCTCGTTATCAGCGAGAAGGTATTTATTATGCCAAAACATTCCTACGTTACAGAGATGGCAACGGTTGTTTAAAAGTAGTTTGGGGAGCTTCAACTATTCCTTTTCATGTGGCAGCTCCTTTTGATCCTGATGCCAGTAGACCGCATCTTATACAGATGCCAGAGTTAAAAGATTTAACCAAAGGTTTAGCAAATGGTGCAGCATTAAAAGTACCCAAGTCATTATCAGATATTATAGAAACCATAAAACCCGACTTGGCAGAACCAGGGCAAAAAGATAAAAAAAGTCGTAGTGATGGAGGCTGGATGTATATTTTTAGCATTCCCATTTTAACGACTTGCGCAATGATTTTATTGATGGTTCTGGTCAATTTACTTAATTTTATTTTCCGCTGGATACCTTGGGTCATCCTGCGAATTCCCATTCCAAAGTGAGTACGGCAATGACACAATCATTATTCCCCATACCCACCAGTTGGCCACTTGATGGGTTAAATGAGCAAACAGGTCAATATAGCTATACCGAAGGTAATGAGAGTATTCGAGAATGTATCTGGAATATTTTATTAACCCGCCCTGGTGAACGTCTTATGCGCCCTGAATTTGGTGTGGGTTTGCGTGACTTTATTCATCATCCTAATAATGAAACCACAAGGCAGTTAATGGCTGATATGGTTAAAAAGGGAATAGAACGTTGGGAAACGCGGATTGAATTAAATACTGTTGAAGTCAGTGCTGATCCTACTTATTTAGCGCAGGTCAACATAACTTTGAATTATAAGCTGCGGAATAATGGCCAGGCAGACAGTCTGAGCTTTAACCTTAATATGGATGGCTAAATAAATGACTTTACCACTCCCTAATCTGGATGATCGCCGTTTTGAAGATTTAGTTGCTGAGGCACAAGAACGTTTACTGCGTCAGTTGCCCGACTTGGCTCAAATTTCAGCGGGTGATCCTGCTTTTGTTATTACCGATTTGTTTGCCTGGATGACAGAAACCATTCTGTATCGAGCAAACCTGATACCTGAGCGACAAAGAAGGGCTTTTCTTAATTTATTACAAATCCCCCTACAACCTGCGCAAGCTTCGCGATCACTGGTTTGTGTTGATGCAGGCAACAGCAGTAATTTACCTCGATTATTAGCTGCTGAAACAGCTTTTAAAGCAGGTAGTACAGCTTTTACAAGTTTAGGAGAGTTACAAGCAACGCCATTAATACTTGATGTACTGATTAAAGAAAAATTAAGTGCTATGCAGTTAGCGGAGTTAAATTTGTCTGAAGCGGCCTTAAAAACTCAGTATGGTGAAGAGAATATTGCGGTGTTTCGTCCTCGACTACTGCCTGTTTCTGAGGCTGATTTAGTATTAACAAACAGTCTTGATCAAGCGTTTTATTTATTGATTAGTTTACCTTCACGAATTCGTAAAAAGCGTGATGCACTGATAAAAAATTTAGCAGGGGTAGTACTCAATTTTGGTATAGCACCTAATGAAGACAAAACAGCCTCTGCTTTTCCTGCACATGAACTGGAGCAATTAAGTACACGTCGATTAAGTTGGGAATTGGCTTGGCACGATAGTAGTAGTGATAAATTGTACTATTTACCTTTAGAGGTATTAGATGACAGTTCAATGGGCGCACGCCAAGCTGGGGTGGTTCGCGTACGTTTACCAGAAAATACCAATAAACTACAAGCCTTGCAAAATGAGGATTACCAATTTGCAGGCAAAGGAATGTACCCACCTGAAATTCCAGCTCATATTGATTCTGAGCAGTTAATGTTCTGGTTAAGATTACGCTGTGTTGATGATCCTAATCTTTCATTGAGTTACTTAGGTATTAATTGTGTTGAAGTGATGGGGCAAGCCGTTGAAAGGGATATTATGTTAGGAGTTGGCGATGGAAACCCTGAACAATCAGTGCAATTACCACACCCTAACATTGACCCCTTTACACTGGAAATAGAAGTAGAAGAAAATGCAGCTTTTGAAGCATGGCAAAGAGTCAATCATTTAGCCGCAGCAAATAGAGATTCTAGAGTCTATACCCTTGATGCGATCAACGGCATTATTCGTTTTGGCGATGGCGTCAAAGGTAAACGACCTTTATCGGGCCATGCAATAAGAGTGGCATACTATCGACATGGTGGCGGAACAGCAGGTAACTTACCTGCTGAATCTATCACTAAAATGGCGCGTAAAACATCGGGACTCACAGTTAGACATGAGTGGCCTGCTCAAGGAGGGGTTGATGCGGAGACAATTAGTGAAGCAGAACAACGCCTACCTGCTTATTTGAGCCACAGAAATAGAGCAGTAACTCAAGCAGATTTTAAAATTTTAGCCGAATCAAATCCAATTAATAGTGTGGCTAAGGCTGAATGTTTTCCTGGGCTTTTACCAGGAAGCAGTATTGAGCGAGTACAACGTGATATTCCAGGTGTGATTAGTTTATTTGTTCTTCCGCCTAAAAATGCAGCTATTAATGAAGCGCCACGCCCAAGTAAGGGATTGTTAAGAGATGTGTTTGACTATCTTTCTAGCCGTATATTAATGGGTACAGAACTTTATGTACTGAGCCCTGAGTTTATCCCTGTTTCTCTGACTTTAATTGTGCAAGCACAAGACCCAACGATGCAGCAAAGTGTAGAAAAAGCAGTGGAACAGAGTTTACTAAATTACCTTTGGGCATTAGCACCAGGCGGTCCCACAGGAGAAGGCTGGCCACTGGGACGAAATATTGATGTAGATGAATTAAGAACGCATGCCAGTCGTACTGAAGGAGTATTAAAGGTCAAGCAGATCAGCTTGTTTTATTTTGAACAGGAAAATGCACATTGGCAATCTCTGGCAAAAGGTCAGGCGTTGCCTTTAGACGATTATCAATTACCTCAGCTTTCGGCCATACAAGTACAAGCAGAGCAGAAAATTAGCAGCTCTGCAGATGGCCTTGCTAATATTGATTTGCCATTACCTGATGGATTAAATCCAACAGATGATTCCGTGGATGCGGCTGGAAAAACAGTTGAAGCCATTCCTGTTGTCCCTCATCGTTGTGAATAAGTAGAGAGGAAATTAGCCATGTCGAGTCAGCAAAAGTTCTTTCTTTTTTCAGAACCAGAAGACTTTCACGAACAAAGTGGACGAGCAGAATGGCGCACTGATGAGCAAGTGCTTATGTTGGCACAAAATCAACAGCCTAGATTATCTACACTCGACTGGAATGAAGGACAGCTAGCTTGGCTTGAAGCAACTCCGATGGTGACAGATGCTTATGCAACGATAGGAGCGATCAGTTCAGATCAGAAAAGCATAGGCTTTAAAAGTCTTGGGCAAAAGCATTTTAAACCGTTAACAGATGAGCATAGTCATGCTTTTAGTCCAGAGGCAGGTATCTATACTGATTTGCATTTTGGAGGAGATAGTCGCTTAGCATTTATCAGTAGTGATATTGATAATGAAAAATACAGCTTGGGTATTTTTCATTTACGTAAACGCTGGCATTTAAGTATTGAGTTAGAGGAAGAACCTATTCGAGTCTGGACAGATAGTTCGAATAACAGTTGGGTTTTATCTCAAAAGCATATTTATCAATGTTCAGGTCAACCTTTACCTCATACCTATACGCCAAAAACAGAACGATTTGAGCCTGAATCTGTAATGACTGAGCAAAAGCCATTGCGAGTGATTGATAAATTAGTTCTTCCTGTTGAAATAACACAGCCATTAGCTATTTGCGAAGATGGTATACACCTCTACGTGCTAGCAGAAGTCTCAGGAGATAAACCTAAGCAACAGTTGTTTATTCACCCTTTGAAAATAGCTGGTCAATGGCTTGCTTTAGATTTACCTGAACAACTCAGTTACGGGACTGATATTTATCCTTTAGAAAAGGAGCGTATCGCTTTTATGTTGCCAAGGATAGGTCCTGAGAATGATTACAAAAATAGAGACTGTCCAATCCTGCAATTAACTGTGGATAATGCAGGGCAGAAAATTGTGACCTTGTTATTGCAGCGTTATCCCATGCTTTCTCAGCAGAGGGCTAGATTTGTCAGTAGTGAAGATCGTAAATTACGTTATATTGCTACGGATGGTCCGCGCGAATTACACCCCTTAGCCCAAGCCCGTTTTTTTCAGGATGCCCATTTTAATCTGCTTAAAGTTTTGGACTCTGGGATGCCCGATACGCAATGGCATAAGATAGTTTTGGAAGCTTGTATTCCTCGCGGTTGTCAGCTTAATGTTTCTGTCTATTGCACCGATGAACAAAAAGCAGGTGAGAAAAAACAGTTTCTACCACAACATAAACCGCTATGGGTTTCGCACCGCTCTGAAATACCCTTTCATACCGCTAGGTTTGAACCTAAAAAGGATGAACATGGCATTTTTGAACTGTTGTTACAGCGACCTCAAGGCGAAGTAAGAGAATTAAGAGGACGGTATTTACAACTTCGGTTGGAATTAACAGGGGATGGACGAAGTTCTCCAGCCATTCATGCCATTCGAGTTTACTATCCTCGTTTATGCTGGCAAGAAAACTTTTTACCACAACACTTCCACCAACAAAAATGGGTTGATAACGACAGTACGGAAGCAGCAAACGGGGCGGATATAAGACAACGGATATTTGCCAGTTTAGAAAGTATGCTGACTCCGGTTGAAGACCGTATTGTTGCCGCTGAATGTTTATTTGATCCCAAAGTAACACCAAGACAAATGTTACCAACAGTTGCAGGCTTGCTTGGGATTAGCTCAATGCCAGAACATTGGCCCGAACTTAGACAGCGTAGACTTATCCGTGAAGCAGGTTTATTACAACAACGCCATGGCACTTATGCAGGATTGGTTTTAGCATTAGATATAGCGACTGATGGTGCAGTAGCAGCAGGGCAAATTGTACCCATAGAGAATTATCGTTTTCGTCGCACTTTATCTACTATTCTGGGTGTATCTTTTGATGATAAACAACACCCACTCACATTAGGAACAGGGCAAAGTGGCAACAGTATAGTGGGTGATAGTTTGATACTGAGTAAAAAAGGAGCGCGTGAATTTTTAGCGCTACTCTCTCCAGAGAATTATTCTACTGACGGCCAAAGTGATAAACAATTAGTGGATAGGTTTTTTGAGAAATATGCCCACCGAATAACTGTTTTATTACACGGTGAAGCCAAGCACTGGCAGTTTAATGTTAATGAGGTGCTAAAAAAACATGCGCCAGCACATTTGCAATGGACCGTTAAAGCAACAGAGCATCCTTTTGTTTTAGGGCTTGCACCACTGTTAAACATTGATACTTATCTGGAACATCAGCCTAAAGCAAAACGCCTTATACTGGATCAAACCATACTGGGGCGTGAAGGTCTAATTGTGAATGAATCTGCTTTAGGGGCTGAATCCAGACCCTCTTCAACAGGAACAAGATGATGAGTGATAATGATAGCCTCCGTTTTGATCGGGATAGTCTAGAGACCGATATTGATTTTGCCTCTCCTTTACGCAGAGTTTCATACCAGGCAGGTATGTTACTGGGTGTGGAAGCCACAGAAAGTGAACAAGACTATCATCGCCGCCGTTTGATTCGGCATCAATACTGGTTCAATGGTTATGGCACTTTGTTGGGTATGGCTGTCACGGTTCAAGGTGATGAAGCTAAGATAGATGAGCAGGATAATAGTCTATCAGTGCATGTCAGCCCAGGCATTGGGATTGATGGTTTAGGGCGAGAACTGATGGTTCATGAACCTTATTGCATTAATTTATCAGATTGGTTAGCAAGCAAAACAGCCGTCGAGCTTGCCAGTGGTATTAATAGAAGTGCTGATAATGATTTACGATTGCTAATCAGCATACGCTATCAAGATACCGCAAGTGGACTACAGCCCACCATGGCAACAGCTCTTAATGACAGTACAGACCCTGTTAGCCCCAGTCGAATTAAAGATTGTATTTTATTAGATATTGTTGCCACTAGGGATGATATAAAAACAAAACCTTGGTTAGCACATGAGCTAGATTTAAATGACAGCCAAGATGAAAAATTCACAGACCTAGAACAAATTGAATTAGATAAACTTGCCGCTAATGATAAGGACTTAATGACGCAACAGGCTAGACTAGTTTATGCCTTAACTAAAGATGCAGATGCACAAAACCAGCCGGATTTATCATCAACAGAAATAGCAGAAAAAGTGGCGCTTATTGCTTTGGCTGAACTGCGTATAAGTGATGTTGATGATTTAGAAAATCTGACAGAAAAACTTAATCTCCAGCATATCAGCATTAATAACCTTATCCGTCCTTTTATCCAAAGCAATGCACAAATTGCTAATAGGAGAGCAACATGAGCCATTCTACTGTTGGATTTAGTCCCAGTACTGTTCCTAATCTGGAAGATGCGGAGAAAGTGGGGAGTTTAGACCCTAGATTATCTCGAACAGATTATTTTGATGGACGTTTATTAACCGCTACAGACTTGATAAGAGATCAAACCTATGTAGATGAACGCGTGTTAGAAGTGGGTAGGGCATTAGGCTCGGGAGTTGTTCGGGGGCTTGGGGTTGAACTATCAGAAGATAAACGTTTTTTAAGGGTTAATCCAGGACTCGCCATTTCTGAATCAGGTCGTATCTTAGAAGTCACTACAGATAAGCCACTGGAAATTGATCTATATGACCGCGCATTAATGATCAATTTAAATCAAGGGCGTTATCGTCGATTTAACCGAGGCTTATATGCTGTCACTTTGCAATATGTAGAAATGGGAAGTGATTCTGCCGAATCATATCCCGCAGATCCCACAGAAAAAAATGAATTTCAGTATGACAGTTTTGTAGAAGGGGCTGAAGTCACTTTAAC